GAAAATGCTCCTTGACAAAATTCCGGGCTCCCTTGAGGTCCTTAATCCCTGCCCCGGAAGGGGCCGCCGGTGTGGCGGTAGATCCTATTTTCGGGATAGACTTCTTTCCGTCCACAAATTTCTTTATGGCGCGTTGCTCTATTCCCTCAATGGCTTTAAGAACCTGTTTTCCCATCCGGTTTACCTGCTGCTCGCTGGTAATGTCGATCTCCCCGAATGGATGGTTGACCCCCATGAAAAAGCTGAAAGCCTCTCGGTCCTCTTTGTCCAGGTCCTTCACGGCGTTTTCAATAAAAGACTTGGCCTTTTTCTCAAAGGTCTCCAGGGCTCGCTTGGAGGAGTCAACCTCATTCTTGCCGCTCAGTTTACGCTTGAGTTCGGCGTTTTCCCTTTCCAGCCTGGCGGCGGTTTCGTCCGGGTCTTCTTCGGCCCGGCGCTGGGCCTCTTTCTGGGTCTCCCAATACTCTTCAACCTCTTCCATCCTTTTGGCTTTAGCCATGAGGCCGTCAAGCTGGTCCTCTGTGAGTCCCTTGCCAACCACGGCTTTACCGCTCTGAACCAATTCCAAAAGATCCTCTATGGAATCCAGTTCATTGTCGGCCAGGATCTTGCCTAATTCCTTCTCGGCGTTCCTGGCAGACTTCCACTTGGGATGCTCGTTGAACGGGAGCGGCTTGCCGTTCTCATCCATCTCCGCGTCGGGGGGCGCGGTCGTTGCCCCGATAGGGCCGGCTGGGGAGTCCGGCGTTTGCCCCGTTCCGGGGTCCGATCCCGGTATTGCGGTTCCTTCGAGTCCTGGCATGGTGCTTTCTCCTTTTGCTTTTGGGCCGGTGAATAAGCGGATTAAGGATTATTCAAGGGCCTGGTTATTGTCAAAATGTTACGTTTTGATTACTTTCGTTTATATTGGCTCGGCCAGTTCCCGGAAGCGTCCGGCTGGGCGTTGTCCTTATACGCGCCCCTCCAGTCATAGCTTGAGTCATCATCCGGGTCAAAAACCTTGGTCTTTTTCTCCTTGTAGTTCTTAGCCGCCCAATTCTGGAAGCCTCGCTCGTCCCCTACCGTCGGTCTTAACTGTGCCATGTCGTTGCTCCTTAAATCCGTTTTTTGGTTACATTCCTGGGCCTGGTACTGGTCCCGGACCTTCCGGACCCATCCCCGGACCCGGAGGCGGGCCTCCCGGTGGTCCGCCCGGCGCTCCCCCTCCACCAGGCTGCGGCATTTGCGCGGCGGCTTCGGCTGCCTTCTTGGCCTCCATCCGTAGGTGATGAATGTCGGTATGGACGATTAGAGCGGCCTGAACCCTGGCCGGTAGATCCTGGAACTCCTGGCTTAAAATAAGGTGCTTGTGGATCTCGTAATGGATATTGTCGTCGTCATATTTAAAGAGCGGATCGTCTTCGATCACCTGGGACTCGGGGCTAACGGGTGTTGATACGGTCATAATACCGTCCATGATCCCCGAAACAATCCGGGAATTTTCCATTTGCGCCCGGTCGAAGTCGGCGTTTGACTGATCCGTGAACCCGCTCAGGCCAAAGCGTTTAAGAAGCTCCTGCCTCAAGGCCACGGGGGCGGTCTTGATGTCCCCGAACAACCCGGCGCTTATCAGGTTCATCAGGGCTTCGCGCCTTCCGGCCTGTGTGGTAGCCATACCGCTATCGTCTTCGAGCTTTATGTCGGTGTTGCTGCGTAGGTCAGCGGCCTTAAACTGCTTCGCCTGGCTGTCGGACCCGCTCCCACCGATCTTTATGGTGCGCTCCTCGGTGTAAACCTCCTGGGCCAGCAGCAGGCGCTTCTTGTAGACAAGGTTCATCCCCCTCTTGAACCGCTCCACGTCCGGGGCCTGCCCGGATCTCGCCGTCTCTTGGAGCATATCGACCAGGACCCCAGATGCCTGCTTGCTCGGGGAATGTCCCCGTAGCACGTTCTTCGGATCTCCTCCCATGTCTTGTATGGAGGTACGGTGAAGGCCGCGCTCATCAAGGAATTGTGAGGGTAGGGGTATCCCCTGCTGAAATTGTGGGGCCTGTCCGGCTGTGTCCTTCCCGGAGTATTTCAGGAAGAGGAACGATTCGCCCATTTCGGTCTTGCGCTCCAAAACAATCTCTCCGGGAACGATAACCCGGTTCCTTCCAAGAGTCTTCCGGTTGTCTCTCAGGGCCTTGTCGATCTCGTTGATTTGATTTTGGGGGCTTATCAGGTCGTTCACCCCTCCGTCGCTCCAGAACCTACCCGGAACGTAATTGAAATGGAAATCCGTCAAGGTCCAGTAGAAATTTCCGTCTTCCTGTACCTGAATCGGCATACGGGGGCGGTCCAGTAGAACCTTGTCCCCGGCTACAACCAGGTATCGGCCCCGGGGAAAGGCGGCGGTGGGCCTAAACTCCACCTCCCGGAAGATGCAGGTCTTGTCGGCGTCCATGTCGATGGATTGCGTCTCCATCCCGTAGCCCTTCCAGGGTGAAACCTGGCCCACCAGGCGCATTAAACGTCGCTGGTAGTCCATAGCTAATACGTTTTCGGTGGAAACAACCGCTTGCCCGAACGTGTCTTCCACCCACTCTCTCGGCTTTAGGCTCTGAATCCCCATATAGCGCATTTTCCTGGCCCGGTCGGCTATACGGTCGGGGTAGACGTTGAAGGGGATGATGTTTTCCGTGGTCACGTCCCCGGTCCTAAGATCCCCGCCCTCTTCCCCCAGGATCAGGCGGCCTAAATCTGCCTCCGCAAACGTCCGGAGGAAGGCCGTGCCGGACAGGGATAACCAAATGACCATCTTTTCCTTCTCGTCGTTCAGCTCCCCGTCGTTGAGGCTGTCCATCCAGGTCAAAAGGTCCTGGCCCATCTTGGCCGCGTCTTTGTCTTCCTGCTCATTGGTGTTGGGATTGATAGCGGGGACCATTTTTTGATTAAGCAACATGGCCTTGACGCTTCTTACATACTCCCGGATCTCATTCGATACGGGCGGGCTACCCTGCTCGGGCCGGAAGCGCGGGATAAAGGAACGCGTGGCCCTGGAATACTCAAGCCATTGCTCCCCGCAATAATAAAGGAGGTTCCTCCACCAAACCCGCTGCACCATAGCGCGGGAAATGTCCAGGGTATCATCGAAGATGTCCCGGACCAGGGCCACGGTCTCGGCGTCGTTTGATAATCTCTTTTTTCTGAACAGGTCTGTTATAGCCATTTGGTTTTCCTATACCGGCATCCCCAGGGTTTCCCCGGAGTCTTCCTGCATGATCTTCCGGATCTCCTCCAGGGGAACCACCTTGACGGGCTCTGGCGTTCCGGCCCGCCGATTTGTGGCATATTCCTCATAGTCCCGTGCCATAATCCGGTCCAGTAAATCGGACCGCTCCTTCTTCCAATCCCTCCGCTCTATCGCGGACCCGGCTATAACGGCCAAAAGAATAATAATTCCCCAGATTCCAACAATCATCAGTTCAAACATGGCCCGCCTCCCTTTTCGATTCCCGCTTGGCCTCCCGATATTGCTTGCGCGGATCAAGAGGGTGAAGTATCCAGGTCTTTACGTTCTCCTCCCTGGCAAATAGGCGCCCGGAATAGTCCGGATCTCCCGTGGTGTTCCTTCTCAGGTGCTTCGCTTTGCGGTTATTCAAAATATGCCTCGTTCTCCATCCTGAACGCCTCCAGGGCTTCTTTTTCGATAACGTCCCGCTCCAAGTTGGCTACCTCGCTCATCCCGCTCGGCGGCCTGGTCAATTTCGGCTTATCTTTTACCTTCTCGGGCCGCTGGGAAATGAAGTTTGACGCCTGCAACATCAACCCGGCCCCTATCACACAATCGTCGTGCTTCCCCTCTTCGTGACCCAGGCTCCCATCCTCCCGGAGGATGAAGGTTGAACACTCGTCCATGAAGACCCCATCCGGTACGGGGGTCTCTGTTCGCTTCAACCATGCCCGAAGGTCTCCGGCCAGCTCTTGTTTACTGTTTCGGCTCTCTTCCCATCCGTAAACCTTGAGAACCCCGTGACCGGCCTTGTCGGCCTTGACCCTGACGTAGAGATTTGCCCCAAGCTCTCGAAGGCGCTTTATTGTGGTCTGGCCCGCCCCGGTACGCTCAGGACAAACCAAAGCTCGGGCATAATATCCGGCCAGATCGTTAAGCATTTCACCCCAGCGGTAGGCGTCCACCCGGTTGGATCTCATCCGGGCCACAATCTCGTCGTTCAGGCGGTCGTAAACGTAGGCCACGGAATAGGTGTTCCCCAGACCTTCCGATACGTCCGCGCCCATAGCATAGCGATAAAGCCACGGGGTTATGTCGGGCGGCTTCCAGACTTCCAGTAGGCCACGTTTGTCTTCCTGGAAGGCGTAACCTCCATCGGCTTCTTCTAACGTCCCTATCGTCCCTTTCCAAGATCCGTTAGCGTGGCGGGCCAGGGCATCCCCGAAGTAAGCCCCCCCGATGGAGCTTATGGTTTCCTCT